CACAAACACCCAAGACCATATCACAGATATCCCCATCAAGATTGGCTTCAAAGAAAGCGGAGAAGTCGAGGGTAGGTATGGGAAAAAAAGTTTCAAAAGTTTAATATATTTGTCTAACTTAAAAAATCTAAAAAAATGAAAAGAGATTATCCATTATCAACAACCCCAAATCCTTCTGCATATACGGGAGGAAAAAAAGACGTAGGCTTTAATGATACTGTTAAAACCAAAACGTACAAAAATCTTGCAGGAGACACCGTTACCAAAACAAAAAAGACAATGGGACGTGATGAAGACGGTAAAAAGATTGTTTATAAAAGCAAAACTGTATCTGATGACAAAACAGGTATAGAGTCAAAAAGAAAAGAAAAATTAAATAGAGAAATACCTCAATATTCAGATATGGCAGATTTAAGAACGGGTATTTCAAAAACATTTTTTGACCGAAACACAGGTGATGCTATTTCAAGAAAGCAAAAAGATAGAGATTTTGATATTGGTTATGGTGATACAGGGATGATGGCGAAGAGTGATAACTATTCAAAGGATAGAGCTAAAGAAGTTTTAAAGTCTGTTGGCAAAGCCGTAAAAAAAGTAGTTTCTCGTAAAAAATAATTATGGGCATCAAAGCAAATGTACGCAGTCGTGGTCTTGGTGATACTATCGCTAAGGTCACGAAGGCGACAGGCATCGAGAAGGTCGTTAAGACTGTAACACAAGCAGTTGGAGTGAAGGACTGTGGATGCTCTCAAAGACAAGACACATTAAACAGGGTATTCCCCTATAATAATAAATAAAATGGCAACACAAAAATTACAAGTAGGACGAGCGTTTCCTGTAACAATATTCAGTGATGATGTTGATATACCATTCCCTGCATTATCTGCAAGTGGTGCAGCATCAGTTAGTAACGCTACTCAGTTAGAGGATAGCTCTGCTAACTTCGTTCAAGGAGGAATTAATCCCGGTGACATTATTTATAATACATCAACAAGTGAGGCTGATATTGTAACGGGCATTAACAGTCCAACGGTAATTACTCTTGCAGGATTTAGTGCAGGATTTACTTCAGGCGACAATTATTTAATTTATGCAGGTAATAACCATCAAGGATGTGTGCTATACATTGGTAGTGGTGGGGACTTAGAGGTTCAAACTGTTGGTAATGATAATGTTACATTCTTTAATGTTGTTAGTGGTCAATTTATTCCTGTTAATATAATGAAGGTAAGAGCAGGAACAACAGCATCAGACATCATAGCTCTTTGGTAATATGATTGCCATAGCCATTTTAATAGGAATCATATGAACGGTTTAGCGATAGCTATCAATAACTTAATGCTTGTAGGTATTGTAGAAGGTCCTATAACACCTCCAATACAAAGCATAGAGCTTCGTGAAGACGGAGGGTATGAGTTACGTGAGGATGGTGGGTTAGAATTACGTCAATAAAAAAAATAAAGAAAAATGGCAAATTTAAAAGTTTCGCAAGAGGTTGACTTAGGGTTAGCAGGTATAGATGGAACGGTACAGTATAGGGTTATCAAAGGAGTTAATACCTATAAGCAGTCCTATTCTGACTTGTTTTCATATATTAACTCACACGTTACTTTGCAGATGGTCCTTGATAATAACCATAGTTTAGTTAATGGTATTACTTTAATAGGAACAGGAGCAGGTAGTGGGAATACAGGATTGTATGTTATTGCTATTGGATTTGAAGCATTACTTGGTAATACTTCTAATCAAGCTATTGGATTAGGGTACAGCGCATTAAAAAACAATACAGGTGCTGCTCCCTATGCAATGGGCTATGAGGCAGGAATGGACAATAATGGTGACCAAAATATAATGATTGGCAACTATGCGTTAAAAAACGGCAATGCTATTATTTCAGGAGATTATTCTTTAGGGCTTGGGTATGCAGCAGGTCTTAACAATCAAGGTGATTATGTTACTGCTATTGGGTATGAAGCAGCATCAGGTAATCTAAATGGCTATGTGACAGCTATTGGATACCAAGCAGCATTTAGTAATACTGCTCAAGCAGTAATAGGTATAGGTACTCAAGCTGCATATAGTAATAGTGGAAGTTCAGTTATTGCTTTAGGAGATGGTGCTGCTTATTCAAACACTCAAATTTATACGACCGCTATTGGTCAGTCTGCTGCAAGTTATAATAATGGACAGTATGTAAACTTTATTGGATTTGACGCAGGAGTTTCAAATATAGGGGGTCTTGTAAATGGCTTTGGCTATCGTGCAGGATATCAGAATAAAGGAGATGAAGTAGTATCATTAGGTCATTTTGCAGGGTATTATAACGAAGGAGACAGGTGCTTTTTTGCAGGTACTTATGCAGGTTATGATTTTGAAGGGTTTTCAAGTCCAAATACAGGTAATAGTGTAATTGGCATTGGATATCAATCAGCAGGATTTAACATAGGTAACAATGTTGTTGGATTAGGCGATTATGCAGCATACAGCAATGGTGCAGATTCAGTAGTGGCTATTGGTAATCAGGCTATGTATGGTAATCAAAGTTCTGCAATAGAGTCAATAGGTATAGGCACAAGTGCAGGGATGGGTAATGCAGGTGACCATCTTATTGCTATAGGCTCATCCGCAGGATTTAATTCCACAGGTGGCAATAATATTTTTATTGGTCAAAACGCAGGAGATAGCAATGCTGCTAATGCAGATTATGTAATTGCAATGGGTCAAGGAGCAGGGCAAAGTAATGAATGTGCTGCGTCTTTTATTATTAGTAATGCTTCATTAAGACAATTTAATGATAAAGCAACGGCAGACACTTTTTATGCAGGTCAAACACTTGCAGCAGGTTGCACTTATCTTTATTATGATTATTCAGATAGTACAATTAAAGGATATAGAACATAAAAAATATGGAAATACAATTATCAAACCCGAAAGATGTTGTCATTGTTAAAGAACAAAAGAAGACAATCGAGAAAGTAACAGTATTAGAAATTGTTGACTTGCCAAGCAGGAAACAGGTAATAGCTAAGACGCAAGAGTTAGGAAGTGTAATGCTATGGAAAGATGCTGAGTATGATACAGTAGGTCAATGGACAGATACTGATGTAGTTAATAAATTAAACGAACTATATAATAGCTAAGTATTGAAATGGTACTTGACATTGTAAAATTGAACGACTTGAAGGTTTATGGCGTAAATACGGTGTGTGTCATCGTATTGAGATTGAAGGATATGACTCCTGAATTATCTGCTTTGCTACTGATAACAACTATAGTATATACAGTAGTTCGTATTATTAACGAAATACAAAAGTTTAGAAATGGCAAAGCAGACAAACATAGCATCCAAGAGGATAATTAGAACGGTAAAGCGTAAGGGTGTTATTGCTAAGACCAAGTCAAGCTCTCTAAAAAATAGTAAGAACTATCTTAAAAAGAATAGGGGTCAAGGGTGATGAATCTAACTAAGAACTTTACTTTAAAAGAGATGTACGAAAGTACGACAGCTATCCGATTAGGTATTGATAATACCCCATCGGATATTGTCATAAAGAACCTATTACTACTATGTCAGAAGGTGCTTCAGCCACTGCGTGAGCAGATGGAGGAGTCTATCAAGGTAAGTAGTGGGTATAGATGTCCTGACCTCAATAAGAGGATTGGTGGGAGTAAGTCAAGTCAACATTGTTTTGGTCAAGCTGCTGATATCAGTTGTGATGAAAGAACGGCAGAGATGTATAGGTATATAAAAAATAATCTTATCTTCGACCAACTAATATGGGAGTTCGGTAACGATGATAATCCTTCTTGGGTTCACGTATCATTTTCTCCAACAAAGAATCGTAAGGAGTGTTTACGAGCATATAAAATAAACGGTAAAACAGTATATCAACATATATGAAATCAACATATCTAACAATCAATATAGCAGACCTTATCAAGGGTGCTACCGTTGCAGCAGGAACAGTGATGCTATCGTTAATAAGTAGTATGATTGAGTCAGGTACTTTTATAACAGATGCACAATTAATAATTGCTGTGAAGACAGGTGTATTAGCAGCTATCAGCTACCTAATCAAGAACGTCTTTACCAACTCAAAAGATGAAATGTTCAAATCAGAATCAAATTAAATATAAAAAAAATGGCTTACTTAGAAAAAAACGAATTGGAGAAAATCCAAGAGATGAACGCAGAGTTCACAAAAATGAAAATCGCACTTGGAGAGACCGAGTTGCAAAAACAAACAATTATCAACGCTGTCAACGAGTTAAAGACATCATTCGCTATGCAGGAGAAGATGTTGATTGAAAAGTATGGTACTGATGCTGTTATCAATATTCAAACAGGCGAGGTAACTCAAAAACAATAATACTATGACACCGGGTAGGCTTGATTAACAAGACATTATATCTACTAACCTTAAACTAAAAATACAATGGGCAAGATAAGTTCATACCCGTCGGACGCTAACGTCACGACGAGCGACAGATTAATAGGCAGCGACAATGAGAACGCCAACGAAACGAAAAATTATTCAGTAGGTGCTATCATTAACCTTGCATCATCAATTATAGGACCTAATTTTGTTCCATACACAGGAGCAACGGGTAATGTTGACTTAGGCAATTATAATTTAATAGCTGACAATGTTCAGGCAGATATATTTCAATTAAATTCAGGTGGCATACTTGGATTATATGGAACTGTTCAGTTAAATGGTAATCCCGGAACAGCAGGTCAAGTATTGACAAGCTCAGGTGGTGGTGTTCCTACTTGGACTTCTTTATCAGCAAACTATGTTCCATACACAGGAGCTACAGGTAATGTTAATTTAGGTATTCACTCTTTAACGTCTCCAAATATTATTTCTGCAAATATAACTCCTATTAGCGGCTCTATATATTTGGGTACTGACTTTAATGGTTCAACTTCAGGTATATTTGTAGGAAATGGTTTTACTACTATTCTTGGAGATGTTATTTTTAATGGTAATGGTACAAGTATTACTATTGATGATAATACTGAAAGAATAACATTTGCAGGATTATTCAATCTTATCAATGGAGTAGGAACAGCAGGTCAGGTACTGACAAGTTCGGGAGTTACAGGTTATCCTACTTGGACTTCTTTATCAGCAAACACTTTTTGGAAAGGTAGCTTCTATGATACCATCACGCAGACATTAGCAGCAGCAAATACTGCAACTCCTGTTATCCTACGTAACACAGACACCCCTGCTACCAATGGTGTATCTATTGTTACAGATGGAACAAACCTTTCAAGGATAACATTTGCAAATGCAGGTACTTATAATATATTATTCTCGGCTCAGTTAGCAAATGCAGGAGGCATAGCTCAAACTGTTGATTTTTGGTTGAGACAAAATGGTTCTACTGCTGCTGCTAATATTTCAAATACTAATGGTAAAGTTCAGTTACAAGGTAGCGCAAATTATTTAATGGCTGCTTGGAATTACTTCGTAACTGTTGCAGCAGGTGATTACATTCAACTTGTATGGGCTGCAACATCAACAAATATATCAATGGTTTCTGAGGCAGCAAATGCGCTTCATCCTGCAACGCCAAGCATTATATTAACAGCAAACATAGTGTAATGGACATAAGAAAGATTGCCATTGGTCCTGATTACAAGGGAGGAGCTATGCACTACATCGTAGGGCAGAAGGTTCTTGGGGACTCCAATGAAATCCATCTTATTAAGTTTAACACAGAAAAAAACTCTATTCTAATCTATATCATAAATCAAAAGGAAGAGATTGTTCTTTGGAAAGAGTTTAACTCAACCATACCAATTTCAATCGAATATAATATAAACTACTAATGAAATCGCCATTCTACTTCATAGCAAAGCCGGTAAACGGCAAGAGGTATGATAACACAAAAGAGATAAGTGGCATTGAAGTAATAGTAAGTACATCAGAAGAAGACCACAAGTTTTCAAATAGATATGCAGAGGTCCTTGAAACTCCATTAGGATATGAAGGACCTATCGCAATTGGTGATATACTATTAGTGCATCACAATGCTTTTAAGTTCTACAACGATATGAGGGGGAGGCAGAAGAGTGGTAAAAGCTTCTTCAAGGATGACAAGTTCTTTATTGAGCCTGAACAATTCTTCTTATACAAAAATAATGGGCAATGGTTTACACACGACAGATACTGTTTTGTAAAACCTATCCCTGCTACCGAATCATATATCGTAAAGCCATTCTCAGAAGAGCCGTTGATGGGTATTATCAAATACTCTAACGAGTACCTAAAAAGTCAAGGTGTTAACGCAGGAGATAGGGTATGCTTTGCTCCTGATAGCGAGTATGAGTTCACCGTTGATGGAGAGAAGCTATATCGAATGTACGACCATCAGATAACAATAAAACTATGAACATAATCCTAATGGATGATGTCATTAATAATCCTAATAAGTATGTTAAAGATATACTTAGTGGAGATTTCTATGATGTTGATATAGAAGGAGAAGTATTCAAAGGGATACAGCAAAGACCTAATGATGATGAGTTTGGTCAATTTGCTATGCAGTATTTTCCTGAGTTTGTTGTTGATTATAACTTTGTTCGTAAATCGCCAATGGGGCAAGAAGAACCTAACTTCATCCATAGTGATGAGATGATGGGTGATGTGACATTAATACTATACCTTAACAAAGAACATCCTAAAGAGGATGGAACAACAATATATGAACAGGATGGTAGTGTAGCAATGGTTGCTTATTCAAAATATAATAGAGTATTTGGCTTTGATTCTAATATGCTACACTCTCGAAATATTTATCAGAACTTTGGAGACGAAGACTCTTCAAGACTGATACAAGTTATATTCTTAAAATATGTTCCTGATGAAGAGTACGAAGGAGATTAAGGAGAAAATCATAGCAGCAGGATACGAAGCTGTCGAGCAACTAATAAAGGTTGCTAAGGAAGATATTATCAAGCCAAATGCTAATGATGAGTTGGCAGCCGACAAATTAAAGAACGCTGCTGCCACAAAAAAGTTGGCTATCTTTGATGCTTTTGAGATATTAAGCAGGATAGAAACCGAGAAAGAAAATCTCGACAATGCTAATAGTGGTCCAAACAAAACAGACTCAATACAAGGATTTGCTGAACGAAGGTCAAAATAACATATATTCGGTTGTAGAAAACCATATCTCTCTTAGTATTATTAAAAATAAGAATAAGGGGCGGACTTGGCATTATGGGTATAATGATAAGTACGATATGGTGGTCATATCAAAGAACGGTCAGATAGGTCAGATAGTAAACATATCAGGATTGCTGATTGCTTTACCTCCCACCCCCGATGATTGCTATAAAAGGCATCATATTAAGAGCGAACATTATTGGGAGAGACAACCATTACCTAAAGAATTAAGTAAGATAAACTCTGTATTCCAATGGAACACAATGCTTTCTGAATTTAAAAATAGATGGGTTGACTATATTGAAAAAGAATTTGATTATAGAGAAGAAGGATTTTGGTTTATGAACGCAGGAGAGCCTACCTATATCACAGGTTCTCACTATATGTACCTTCAATGGTCAAGTATTGACGTAGGGTATCCTGATTACCGAGAGGCGAATAGGATATTTTTTATTTTTTGGGAGGCTTGTAAAGCAGACTCACGCAGCTTTGGGATAGTATATCTCAAGATTCGTCGTTCAGGGTTCTCCTTTATGTCATCATCTGAGTGTGTCAACACCGGAACTATTGTTCGTGATGCTCGTATTGGTATCTTATCCAAGACGGGAGCTGATGCCAAGAAGATGTTCACCGACAAGGTCGTTCCTATCAACAGCAAACTGCCATTTTTCTTCAAACCGATTATGGATGGTATGGATAAACCAAAGAGCGAGTTAGCTTTTCGTGTTCCTGCCTCCAAAATCACCAAGAAAAATATGCACGAATTGGCAGTCAATGAGTACGATGGCTTAGATACCACTATAGATTGGAAGAACACCGAAGAAAACTCCTATGACGGAGAGAAATTAGTGCTGTTAGCCCACGACGAGAGTGGTAAATGGATGAAGCCAAACAACATACAGAATAATTGGCGTGTTACCAAGACCTGTTTGCGTTTAGGTAGCAAGATTATCGGTAAGTGTATGATGGGTTCGACCTCTAATGCGTTAAGCAAAGGGGGAGATAACTTCAAGAAGCTCTATGAAGACTCAAATGTAAGAGGTCGTAATGCTAATGGTCAGACCAAGAGTGGGATGTATGCATTGTTCATTCCTATGGAGTGGAATATGGAGGGATTCATAGATATCTATGGGATGCCTGTGCTAAGAAAGCCAAAGGAGGCTGTGAAAGGGGTTGATGGACAGATGATTTCCAATGGTGCTATTGATTATTGGGAGGCAGAGGTTGATTCACTCAAGAGTGACTCCGATGCGTTGAACGAATTTTATCGTCAGTTTCCAAGAACAGAGTCTCACGCTTTCAGAGATGAGAGTAAGCAGTCGTTGTTTAACCTCACCAAGATATACCAACAGATAGACTACAATGACTCTATGATTAAGGAACATTACCTCACTCGTGGTAACTTCCATTGGAAAGATGGAGACAAAGATACGAAGGTGGTATGGAGTCCTGAGAAGAAT